AGATTGTGTTTTATTATTTGGATCAGTTAGTTTATCAATTGAATATGTTTTTGTTAAATATGAAAAATTAAGTAAATTAGAACATAAAACATCATATGTTTTTTTATCTTTCTCGAAAGATATTAAAGTTGCATCTTTAAAATTATATAGAAAATTTATGCTATCTACACCAATGTGTGCTGTTGCATCAACTATTTTTTTTATACAATCTGTATTTTTATAAATTGTTTTAAAATGAGTATATACTTGTTTTACATGCCATGGCATTAATGAGTTTTCTTCACTTATTGTTGTAATATTAAATAAATCATAATTTATAAAAGTGTTATACCTTGTGATTCTTTTAGGAAATTTTTTTTCATATTTAATAGTTGTATATTCACCTTCTGTATAATCTGTATATTCTTTTATCATGTTAGAATTATAATTTCCTTTACAACACAAGTGATTTATATATAAACTGTTATTTTTCATTTTTTTCACATAAATATTAGATTAATATTTTCTTTTAAATGTTTTAGAAAAGTATGATGATAAATCTTCTTTTTCATCCTCCTCATCTTCTTCACTTTCTTCTTCACTTTCTTCTTTTTTTTCCTTGTCTTTGCTTTGAGTATCTTCAATTATGATTTTATCTATTGAATTTTTCTTCTCTAATTCAGATAAGGTTTCGTCTATATCTAATGTTTCAAATACTTCTTCTAAAGCTTGTTCTATATCGTCATCGTTTTCAACTTTTTCTAGAATATCAGTTAAATCATCTTCTATGTTTTGTTCTCTGAATAATTCTTTAACTTCTCTGTTTAATATTTTTAGAGTTTTATAAGTCTTATTTTCACCTTCTATACGAGATATTACATTTAATAATTTAGTGTTTCTATCCAATTGTGAGAAAATAAATGTAGGAAGAGTTTTTATTGCAAAATAATCTGAAAATACTTTGTGTACATCTATATCTATATAGATAATTGTCATGTATTTTTTATAATTGTCGAAAAGAAACTTTCTGTTTTTTTGTGAATATAATTTATTTTGTATATTTTTACTCAATTTTGACCATTTAGATACAAAAACAATCATTAATAAATTATCTTTTTCGTTATCATCCAATACATTATCAATTTCATCATAGATAGATGATTTAGGAAGTTGTATATTATCATATATATGATAATTATTTTTTGTGGATTTTATCCATTGTAAAACAGAATATTTTCCTTTTAGAATAATATTGTTATTTTCCATACTTTCTTTAAAATCATCTATATCTTGATAAAAACTAGGAATATATTGTAATTGATTATATGTTAATAATCCGTTTTTATCTCTAACTAATTTGAGTTTTAAATTGTATATTAATTTATTTAGTATATTTAAATTGGGTAATGGAAATCCAAAATTATCGTTTATTTTGAAGTTGTCTATTTTAAAATTTCTTTGTTTTAGTATCAATTTGTTATAATCTATATTTTTTATATCTGTAATCAATATATTTCTATTTATAAAATCACGTAAATAGATATTATCTATTTTCTCAGGTTTATATTTATTATAATCAATTGAAAATAAATAGAAAAAATACTCTATAATCATTCTAGAAACACTCTTATTAAAAGTATATTCTTCTAAATTTGAGAGACCTATACTCGTAGATATACCTATAGTAGTTGAACCATCAGAGTGTTTCTCTAGAATTGGAAATTCTAGAGGATTATCTTGAATTGTTCCTTTAACATTTTCTGGTATTATAGGAATATAAAATGTAATGTTATTTTTTTCACATTCATATCCATACATGATTCCATTTTTTACATTTTTTTCATAATTTATATTTTCATTTCTAAAAAATTCAATACATTTATCTTTTGAAGTAAATTGATTTATTTTACTAAACGAAATATTATTTTGTTTAATATTTAAACCTAAAGATGGAAGAGGATCAGTTATCATGAATAATTCACTTTTCAATTGACCAAGTCCTTTTAATGTTATATTTACAGTTTTTCCATATTCATCTGTTCCGTAATTTACAATTTCATATTGTTTAAATAATTTTTTTATATTATCAAAAGTTTTAACAGGGTACATACTTTTAAAACATTTATCAATTGTTTCTATAAATTCATTGTATCTAAATAAATATCTATTATTACCATCATCGTCTACTTGAAAAATTATTTCACACTGAGGATATTTTAGATTGTCAGATTCTGTTCCTATATTTTCATATATAAAAATAAATGGAAGTTCTTTGTTGTATTCAAAATTAAGATATTTTTTACTATAATGAGGACAAGATAAAACACCATCTGGAAAAATTTCATTTCTTGTAAAAATAATCAAATTACAATTCAACACTTCTTGTAAAATACCATGAAATAAATGTGGATCAAGATATTTATCTTCTGATAATCTTTGTAAAAGATTTATATTATATGTTTCTTGCAATAACATTATATTATTTTTTTTTATCAATTCAGTTATAGTTTCCTTTATTTCATTTATATATTCAAGTTTATCACTATTGTCAAGATCATTGTATTTCTTTTTACGAACTGATAAAATAGCATCAATTACACTATTTACTGAACGCATAGAACCTTTTCTATAAAAATCGCATTTAGGATTGATTGAATGTAAAAATGAAATTATATCTTTTGGTAAAAGACCTATTCTACTTGGAGCTGCTGCTTTTTGTGTTTTAATAATATGTTTTGCTTCATCTGATTCGTCCTTTTCTAAAAAGTATTCTTTTATTTCATTAAAGTTCATATTTTTATTACCATAATATAAATCATATGGTGAATTTAATTTAGCACTTTGATCAGATACAAAACAACAAGGAACAACGGGGATTTTATCAAAATTCTCTAAATTGTTTCTTTGAAGACCTGGATATAAGTTGTTTTGTTTGTTTTCTAAACATGAATAGTAAAATTGATTACCTTCTTCTTCAGTTTTAGGATATAACATTATATGTTTTTGTTTCTTTTTATCTTCTTCTGTGGCATTTTCACCAAAATACTTTTCGATTTCTTTTTCATTCAATACTTTAGGTGCATTCTTTTTCTGACAAATTCTAGCATACCCAGGAATAAATTTTTCAGGATCTATATCTTTCAATAATTCTTTTGTTCTAACATATCTTTTTTGTTCTTTCACTTCTCTTTGTTTACTTAATAAATCATTTATATTTGGTAAAAAATCCTTATAATCACTTATAATCTTGTCTTTTGTATTTTTGTATATTTGGACTACTCTGCTAAATATTTCTTTAAATTTAAATGCATCACTTTTTGAATTACACCTTATAATTTTAATATTAAGATACGGTGTTCCTGGTTTTAAATTCACAATATCTTTTGACATTATTTTTGTATCTGTTTTCTCTATCTTTTTTTGCATTAAAGAACACGCTATATAATTTTGTTTTGTTTCACTTGGATCTGGAATAAAATAGAAATATAAATTCTTTTTAATTTTCTGTAAAGATATTCTTTCATCCAGTTGAAAATATTGTTTTAAAATTGGATTGTTAAACATCATATCTTGGAAAATAGGAAAATCAATAATTTGATTTGGAATGATAAATTCTGATTGTATCTGTGTTTCTTTACCTCCATTCACTAATTCAAGATTAATTGTAAATGACGAAAAAACCCTTTGTAACAATTCTTCTTCTGTTATTTCACAGTTTATATCATTTTCTATATATAAATATACTTTATTTTCTGTTTTTAATGTCTTGATATTTTCTTCTTTTTCTAATATCAATAAATTCTTTTCAAATTCTATTTTTTCTTTTTCTTTTTGTTCATTCTCCTTTTCATCTTCTTGCTCCTTTTGTTCCTGTTTTTTTTCTTTTTCTTTAACTCCTTTACGTTTTATTTTTTCTTCACTTTTTTTGTCTTTTTGAGAAGATATTCCAATATCTATTTGTTTTAATTTTTGTTTTAGTTTTTCTTCTTGTAATTCTTTTTCTTTTTTTTTAGAAAGATAGTCTTCCCATGCTGATTCAAATTTCAAAATAACTGTAGTATAATCATTATCTTTTTCTTTTTCGTTGATATTTTTAGATTTTTTATTTGAAACTTTCAATATCAAAATATCTTTTCCTTTATTTGAACCATAATTAAATTCATCATTTAAAAATACCCACTTAGGTATAGGTTTAAATTCATTTTGTATTTTATAAAAATCTCTCAAAACAACAAATGGAACTTCATCATTTAATTTTATAGAATCGTAAAATAAAAATGCATCTGAATTGGTTTTATATATAAATTGTTTTTTGACTTTTGTTATTTCTAGTTTAGTTGTTGATGATTTTTCATATTTTTCAAAACTTTCAAGAATTTTTGTTTCGTAATTAATTGTCTCTTTATAGTTGTCTATTTTTTTTCTTAAAGTTTTGAGATATAATGGTATATGATTTTCTAAATAATTCATATTTACATTATTTTGAGTTAAAAATTCATCGAGTGGAAAAAATCCTTCATTTGTAAAATGAGGTATTTTTGAATCAAATTTAATAGAACACCATAAAGCAGAAAAATCTAAAATATTCATTCTGAAACCATTTTTTTCTTCTTCTCTAGACGCTTCGTTTAATTCATATATTTTTCCTATGTCTGAAATTTGTGCTTTTTGTATTAAATCAACAATATTTATTGTTTCATATTCATTTTCAACTGATAATATGTCTTTTTCTCCTCCATTTTTTATTTGTTTTAAAATTATGAATTCAGGTATAACTTTATGATATGTAAATGCATATCTTCTTTTAATACTGTGAATATTATCCAAAGAATATGTCTTGAAAAATTTACCGTCAATCTTCATTTTTACTTATTATTATATTTTTATAAATATAATAATATAACTTTTTTATTCAAAATATTTATATAAATATTATTTTATATATCTTCTTCTACATTTTTGTTTTTCTGGATCTTCATCCCAAGTCCTTGTTACTTTACAATACGAATCAAAACATTCATTTTCTATGTTTAAAAGAGAATTACATAATGGACATTTATTTTTTTTGTATAATATATTATATTCATATAAACATTTATAATGAATAGTATGACTACAATCAAATTTGATGTATTCTTTTCCTAAAAAAACATTTTTATCTTCGTGTAATGTATTTATACATATAGGACAAAAAAAATCATCTGGAAATTTAAAATCTAATAATGTATATTTACCCATTTCGTCTTCGTACACTTTGTTATCATTTTTTTCGTTTTTTTCTTCATCCTTTTCTTCATCCTTTTCTTCTTTCTTTTCATTTTTGAATAAATACATAAAAAAATTTATTATATCCATTTTATATTTTTTTTATATATTTTTATAACAATATAATTATAAAATGTCTCAGAATATATTTGAAAACAATAATGAATATGAAAAAGCTGAAGAATTTATAGATTCACAATATGATGATTTTTCAACTCAAGATTACGAAGTAGATGAGTTGAAGTATATTCAGGACAATGTTGAAGACAATGTTGAAGACAATGTTGAAGACAATATTGAAGACAATATTGAAGACAATATTGAAGACAACGTTCAAGAAGAAACTTATAGAAATTCTTCAATTGAACCCAAAAGAGAAATTGAAGACAAGATAAATAATATTAATACAATTTATACAATAGAACAACAAAAAGAATTAAATGAATCAATTTTTTCATCTGCTTATAAAACAGTAAAGCACATGGAAAATATAAATAAAGAAAATAATAATTTTGAAAATTCAAAAAAACAAATATCCAGAAATCTTGACCCAACTTATATTTATTCTCATATATATAGAAACATGAAATCTAAAGATGACGAAAAAGTTCTTGACGAATATGAAAAAATAAGAAGAGATTTTGCTTATTCACTTGATTTTATTTTTTATATTGAAAAAGAATATTATAATATACCAAAATATGAAAATAAAGAAGAGATTACTCAAAAGTTGGTTTCTTGTAAATTCAATTATGAAACATATATTAAAAATTTGTCTGAACTTTTAAAAAATAATGACATTACGGTTTCTATGTTGTATAATTTTAATTCAAAAAGTTTATATTTTTTAGAATTATTTAATGAAGACTTGTGTGATATTGCATATAGATTAACATCCTATAATCCTAGTTTCAAAGATAGTTCTGTTTATAAACAGTATGTGACACCTACATTTTGTCAAAAAACATATATTAAGATTTCAAAAGGCGAAATAGAATTAAGAAAACAATCACTTAGAAATAAATTACGTATTTTAATAAAAGATTATATTGGTTATTACACAATAAATACAACAAAAAAGATTTTTAATTTTTTCAAGGCAAAATCTATAGAGAGTGCTTTGTATATCACAAATTTAAAATGTTTTAAATTAATTGCTGTTCAATTAGCAAAAGATTCTGGTGATATGTTAGCAAGATCCATATATGAAGGTAAATTTGTAAATATTTATGAAAATTATTTATCAGAAAAAGATAATTACATAAATTGGGAAACAAGTAGTATAGTTCTTATGATACAAATTTTGGGAATTGTTTTATGTAAAGCTAGTTTGAATCAATATAACAGTATGAAAATAATTCAATATATAACAGATACAATTTTAGATTTATGTAATATGATAACACCTATACCATTTGTAAATATTTTTTACGGAACTGTAAAGAAAATTCTTGGAAGCGTATATATAACTCTAGGTTATTATGGCAATTATATAATGAAAACAAGTTTTAGAGTATTTGTATACTCTATCTTTTCGTATGCATGTGGAATGAGTGTTAAATTTGTAAGGGACCCAAGAACAACAGCCGTTGAACTTGGTGTTAAGTTTGGACAGAATTTTTTAAAAGCATTAGATGTACTATTGAAATATATTGAAGATAACATAAAAAATATACAAGAGTATTCAGTTGTAGAATTAGAAAAATTCTACTCTGAACTTAAAAAACCGATTTATAATCTTCTAGATAATGGGTTTGAAGTTATAAAATCTAAATTAAAAAAGGGATTTGAAGAAAAGTTTCCAATTTTACCATCAAGAGTAAATCCATTCAATTTACTAAATGATTATAAAGGTGGTGAAATTGTTTTTGGAAGTAAAATGAATTTGATAGCAGAACCAACAAAAGAAACTTTAAAAAAAACTATAGGTATTGCTGCTACTGTAAGTGTAGGTAACACAATAGAAGATTTATTTATAAGTGATAATGATATTGAAAATTCAGAAGAATTAATTGAAGAAATAGATGAGTTTGTTGAAGATACAAAAAAAACAATAAAAAAAGACAAAAATGTAAATGAAAATGATATTGAACAGTTTTCCGAAAAAATTGCTACTATGATTATTTCTGAAACGACAAGTATTATAACCGATATAAAAGACAAATTAGGCGAAAATGATATAAAAAATAAAATTAACATGTTATCTGAAAAATCAATTGAAAATATCTCCAAACAAATATTCAATGAAATACATAAAAATATAGACGATGTCAAACTTTTAGGTAACGGAGAATATGATAAATCGTCAAAAAAGGAATATTATGACAAAAAATATGAAAAAGAAAAAGAAAAGGAAAAAGAAACTTTCAATTTAATTAAAGATATACTTAAAGTTATTGGTGAAATATTAAATTCAGTAAAAGATATAACTATCAATCAGTTAGTAAAAATTATAAAAATAAAATCTAGAAACTTATTACAACAAACTTATGATAGTTTAAATTCATACATGATAGGTGTTAAAGAATATGCTGGTTCTTGTTTTATTACTCTTTCTAACATAACACTCGGAACTATTATGAGTAAAATAAATTACATTTGTGATAACATTATGAACTTTAAAGATTACTTAATGGATATATATTTTGCTTTTGATTATATGGACGAATTAATACACAATATTTATGATTTTGGTTTTTCAATTGGTTCTACAAATTTTATGATATCAACAGGAACCAACTTTGTTAAGAAAATACAATTGAATAAGGAAAAACAAGAACAACAAAAAAAATATGAAGAAACAAGAAAAAGAATGAGAGAAATACCTACAATTAAGGAAGAACTTAAAGAGTTTCATATACAGAAAAAACAACGTCAATAATAAATTAGTTATTTATATAATTATATTTCAAAATATATATATTTTGAAATATCTAATTTTATTTACATCAATGAAATTTTATCTTTTGTTCCAAGTATATCAGATATGTTTTTAGAAATTCTACTTACTGTAATATCTGATAAATTCACAATTGAACTAAACTTTGAACACGTGATATTTTTACCTATTAATCTACAATAATAAAATATTAAACCTGATATAACTGATTGTGGATTTGAACGATTAATTAATGATGATTTATTACGTATCATATTATATAATTCTGTAACTCTGTCTATATGCATTTGACTTGAATTGAATTTTTTCATAATTTGTGGTATAAATATAACTGGAGATATACATTCTGTTTTCTTCTCTTTTATCTCTTTAATATCTTTGCATACAAGATTATAAAATTTAAGTCCATTTGATATATCTTTTTTAGTCAAATTTATTTTTTGTTGAAGAATATCAGTAGTTATTGGTTTGTTCTTGTATTTATACGCATAAAAAATACACGCAAATATAACAGATTTCCTGAAATTGCCTCTCCTTATCTTACCCAAAGTTATAAGATTATACAAACGGTTTGATTCATCAGCTATTTCTGATGGTATATCCATATTTTCAATGTCCTTATATATACCTTTATCTTCAACTTTACGCATTTGACAACGGTTAGGATCACTTGAATGTCTACTATCGTTTTCTCCATAATATCTCCATTCAGGTTCCAAAGATAACTGTTGGTAAACTTCTATTCCGCAATCTAAACATATCTCTTTTCCACCATTTTGTTTAGATAAGTTTTGATGTTCACAAAATTCAGTTGCATCACAATTAGTGTATTTATTCATATCAAAATCTATACTTTCATTTCTAGTTGTATTTATATCTTCGTTTTCATAATCAAAATCCTCAAATTCTTGAATATTATTTATATCTATATATTCTTCCATTTTATATTTCTATATTTACAGAATGAAAAAAATGTTTATTTAACTATCAACCTTGAAAAGTATTTTATATTTTACACAAAACTCAATTTTTTTAAAGATTTATTTAGAAATATATTTTTTTAATTTTTTTTAAAAAAAATATATTTCTAAATATATAAAAATGTCTCTTTCTATTTTGAAATCACCAAGAAAAAGAAATAATTTATTTATGTGTATTGGTGTCCTTTTGTTGGTTATTTTAGTATTGTGGTTTGTTTTGGGTGGTAGAAAACAAGAATGTCCCAAGACTAAACACAAGATTATTGTGCCTGTTGGTAATGGCAAATCTGTTGCTCTTACTAAAGAAGAATATGAATCTTTGAGCAAACCCCTTGAAAAATTTTATGTAAGTTCTCAAGATTATGTTCCTAGCGTTAGAACTGAAAACGAATATGCCCCTATGTTATCTTTGTATAAGCCTAAAGAAGCAACTAAAGTAGAACCTACTCCTACCCCTGCTCCTATTGTTGCACCTATGGTTATCCCTACTGCTACTGGTCCTATGGTTGTCCCTGTCAAAACTGAACCTTACGGAAATGTGTTTATTGATAATTTCATTGTACCTTCTGAATCTGAAGAAGGTAAGAAACACAGAGCTAAATTGGCTGAAATGAGTCCATTTTTCTTGAATAATGGTGAACTTATCCAAGCATAAATTTCAAATTTAATTTAAAATATTTTAAATAATATATAGAATATGGGTAAACAAATATTCGATAAATATAGCTATTTACATTTTTCAGTAGGTATAATACTTTATTTTTGGAAAGTTTCATTTATAAATGCAGTATTACTACATACATTTTATGAAGTCTTTATAGATAACACTGATTTTGGAGCAAAATTTATAAATAAAATTAAAATATGGCCAGGTGGAAAAAAAAGCAGAGATACACCACAAAATAGTTTTGGTGATACTATTTTTTTTATAATTGGATATTTATCTGCACAATATATTGATTACATAAGCGAAAATAAGTTTCAAAATTAGTCATTTTTTAAAATATATATTTTAAAAAATGTATAGTATAAATTTATATATGTTTTATAATCATTTCATAAATAATTAACTACTACATGCTGTGCATACTTCTTCAGTGCAAATGAATTTCTGTCCTGTAAACTTGTTTATTTTATAAACTGGTTCTTCCTTTACAACATCACTGCTAGTATCTTTATCGTTTGTTTCTTTCTTGGTTTCATTCATTACTGTGAATTTAACTGCTCCAGTTGCTGGTTTTGTTCTCAGATAATATGAAAGTGTTTTTAATCCACGTTTCCATCCATACATATACAATGATGAAAGTTTAGCAAGTGTTGGTCTTTCCATAAAGATATTCAGAGACTGTGTTTGGTCTATAAATGCTCCTCTATCTGCGGCAAAATCAACAATAATTCTTTGAGGAATTTCCCAAACGGTCTTGTATAATGACTTGAGATTTGCTGGTATTTCTTCAATATTTTGAACTGAACCATTATTCATAATAATATTATCTATAATTTGTTTATTCCATAAATTAAGACTCTTCAAATCTTTATAAAGATGTTGATTTACAACTGGAAAGTCTCCTGCACCAACTTTACGAATGTAAAAATTTGAAGTTAATGGTTCAAATGCTTCTGTATTTCCCATAATCTGAGATGTTCCTGCTGTTGGCATTGGTGCAATCATTAAACTGTTTCTAATTCCTTCTACTTTTATCTTTTCTTTAAGTTTTTCCCAATCATATATTGGTACATTTTTATTCAAATGTTTAGTATTATTTTGATTATGTGTAAGTGGAACAACTCCCCACATATCATATTGCAATTTACCTTCATGTGCTGGAGAACCAATAAATTTAGAATAAGGACCATGTTCTTTTGCTAATTTGTTTGATTTCAAACATGAATAATAGTAAATTGTTTCAAAGATTAACTGATTTAATTCTCTCGCTTCTTTGCTTTCCCATGTCATTTTCATCTTTGCAAACACATCTGATAAACCTTGAACACCGATACCAATTGGTCTGTACTTGAGATTATTATGTTTACCAATTGTTTTTTTCAACTTTGTATTTCCTTCTAGTTCATCTTCATCAAAACAATCAATCTCATACTCTGGGTAATAATTCTTGTCAATAATATTGTTCATATTATGAACAATCATCTCGGTTGTATTACCCAATTCTTGAAAATCAAATGTTAAATCATCTTTTACAAATCTAGGTAAACAAATTGATGCTAAATTACAAACAGCTGTGCTTTTAGAATCATGATACTGAACAATTTCAGTACATAAGTTAGAACCTGTAATTGCACCGATGTTTTTATGATTGCTTTTGTTATTCACATTATCCTTTGACATCATATATGGAAGCCCAGTTTCTTCAAGTGATTTTGTGATTTTCTTCCATAATTCTTCAATTGGTATCTGTTTCTCAAAACATTTTTGTTGCTCCAATTCAATATATCTCTTTTCAAATTCTTCTCCATAAAGTGTAATTAATTCAGGATACTTACCTGGGCAAAATAAACTCCATTTTGAATTTGGTGTCTGTAATCTCTTGAAAAATAAATCGGGAATCCACAATGCTGGAAATACATCTCTAGCTCTTGCTTCTTCTGGTCCTGTGTTTTGACGAATTTCTAAAAATTCCAAAACATCTGGATGCCATGGTTGTAAATATAGGGAAATTGCTCCTTTTCTTTTACCACCACCATTATGTGCTATACCCAATTGTGCTATGGTATAATCATGGGGTCCAGCAATTTCAAAATCATGAACTATACCTTCATATAATGTTTCACTTATATTTTGGATTTTAACTAGTAAATTATCATTGTATCTAAAATATTCAGTATTATTACTCAATTCGACATTTAAATATTCAGGTAAGAGTTCATGGACTTCTTCTGTAATTGATGTCTTGATATGAACACCATTTGAATAGATTCCTAAACGTAAAAATAAGTATCTAATTTCTTCTGTTAAATTGTAATGTTTAAGTATCAAGATGTTATTTTTAATTGAACCAACCGTAGCAATTAAACCTCTAATTATTTGCTTGATTTTTTGTCTTGGTAAATTCAACATATATGGTTCAATTATTACTCTATTATTCTTGTCAAATTGTCTTTCAGTAAATTTACATCCTGTTTCTACAGTAGACCAATTTATCATAGTTTCATTTGATAAATTCATAACATGATATTCTATTCCTCTTTTTGAGAGATAGGATTCTACAAATTTAATTGTGTTTTCATCTTCATGTTTTATAGATACATAATTCCTCAATTTAGAAACATTTCCATTTCCTAACAACAAACCATACATATAACAATCTTCTTCTGTTAATGTAGAGATATCTTGTTCTTCTGATGGAATTCTATACACCATATAATCTCCATTTTTTAACTCCTTTGTATCGTGAAATTCAATGTTTTCTAAATGTTGGGAAATTCTATGTTTAATTAAATCTGTATCAGTTGTTTGTTCGTTTAATTTTAAGGCTAAAACTTGATGTTCAGGTGTAACTCTAACTGGAGTACATGTATTGGTTAATCTAAATTCCAACATTTTACCATTATATTTATGTCTCACTGGAGAATTAACTTGATGATACACACCTTCACTTGTTAATACTTTATCAAGTACAGAAACATCTTCAATTCTCTTAATACCATCAAGTGTGTAAACAAGAGTATCTGGTGTAAAACACTGATCTACATATCTTGCAATTTCATTAAACACTTTGATAAGTGGAATAATACCGTTGGAATGACCATTTGTTCCAGCAATATAAGAACCTTTGCTTCTTACTGTAAGATCTACACCAATTCCACCAGCATGTTTAGAAATAAATGAACAAGTTTTCCAGCAATCTGTAATACCGTTAATTGAATCAGGACAATTTAATAAAAAACAACTTGACATTTGTGGTTTTGGAGTTCCTGAATAAAATAATGTAGGTGTAGCATGTGTAAATTTCATCAAACTCAGTTCATTATAAGTTTTAATCGCAAGTTCAATATCTCCATTATGTTGAATTCCATTTCTATCTGAAGGACCATGAATACCAAGAGCGACACGCATCAACATGTATTGAGGTCTCTCTACGATTCTTTTACCAACTCTTTGAAGATATGATTTTTCTAAAGTTTTAAATCCAAAATAACTATAATTGTAGTCATTTTCGTGTTTAATTGAACTTTCAATTAAATCTATATTTTCCATAGCGAAATTGTAGACTTTTTCATCAATAAGTGGATTTGATGTATTATTCACATCATTTACATTACTTTTTAATAATTCAATACATTCCCTAAAAGTTTGAGGAGTTGTCTTATGTAAATCATTAACTGCAATTCTTGATGCTAAAATAGCATAGTTTGGTTCATAAGTGCTTTTGTAAATTGCATTTTCACAAGATAATAAATCAATTTCACGAGTAGTCATACCGCTTTTTAAACCTTGAATAACTGACATTGACAAACTTGTAGCGTCAATATCCAAATCCTTAGCCAACTTTTGATTACGTTCAGTGATTTTATCAAAAAGCATAGGTTGCTTTTGACCATCACGTTTAATAACAAACATTTGTTCCATTTTCAAAAGTGTTTCAGTTTGATTAGATTGAGAATACAAGTCCATTAATTATATGTAGTTATTATACATATCAATATTTAAATAATCAATTTTTTAAGTGATTTTTATTTTTGTAATTTGAATATTACAAAAATATAACAAATGTTTGATGAATTAATCATTCTGATAAACATACTTGTCTTAGCATTTATTATTAAACGATTCGTAAATATAAACACAGTTACCTCGTTTTTTATATCATCTTTTATAATCTATATTCTGTTTATAAATGTTAATCCATACTATACTGATTTTAATAAATGTAAAACATTATCTTACATTCCTAAAGAATATAAACCATATACATTTTTATATAACGAAAATGTAGATTTGTCATCTTTGAAATATCCCATAATTTTTAAACCAAATGTGTGTTCCGGTTTAAGTAATAATGTAAAAATAATAAATAACATAAAAGAAGCAAACGAATATATCGACAAAAATGATAAAAACGAAATAATTATACAAGAATTTATGGATTATGATACTGAATTAGGAGTTTTGTATGAAAAAAATTTATTTAACAATAAAGGTGAAATAAAATCAATTGTAAGAAAACAAAGCAATACAACTAAAATTATGTATGGTTGTGATGGTGAAATATCTTGTGATAATCTAAATTATCTCATAAACGATAATTTAAATGAATTATTTGAAAGAATAAGTAATAGTATACCTAATTTTAATGTTGGTAGATACGATATAAAATGCAAGGATATTAATTCTTTTTCAAACGGGAATTTCTATATACTAGAAGCAAACGGTGTTATGGGATTCAATTTAGACAAAGGATTAAATATTCATAATTTAAATTACAATAACATTCCTAGTGCATGTGTTAAAGTTGAAAAATGGTTTTTATATAGATGTTTAATGGGGTTTGTAAATATAGTTTCAGGAAGAGGTTATAATCATATATATGAAATGATAAATGCAATATTTACTACATTTCATAATAATGTAAAATGTAAACACTGGGAAAAAATTGTACCATTAAATTAAACATTTAATAATAAAAAATAAAGAAATTATATTTCTAAAAAATTGATTTTTTGTGTAATTTAAAATTTACATTACACTATAAAAGATGTCTTTTGATATTCAACAAATCCATTTACAAAAACATCAACAAGAAGCTCTTGACGAAGTAATTGACAGATTACAAAATGGTGAAGAAAGAGTTCTATTTAGCATGTGTACCGGTTCCGGTAAAACAAGAGTTATCTTGAAAATTCCCCATGAAATGGGTTGGGAACGTGTTGTATATATTTTTCCAACTCTTTCTCTTGTAGACCAATTCAAACATGATTATATAAATCAATATAATGTCCCAAATGTTACATTCGTTTGTTCTATAAAGGAAAGTAAAAATGAAGATGAAGTAGATATTCATGATTATATCACCGATGACAAAATACTTGCAAGTAAATTAAAATCTGAAAATTATACAGTTATTACTACTTACGCTTCTCTTGACAAAGTATTAAAAGCAATTGAAAAAAGTAAACAAAATTGTGATGCGTTAATTTTTGATGAAGCACATCACGAAAAAGGTGAAAAATGTCAAGAAACATTAGAAAAACATTCTGAGTGTTTTGATTATCAGGTTTTAGCATCAGCAACTTTTGATGAAACCGAAATTGACCAACTCTGTTATTCTTATAATTACAGTGACGCCGTAGATGATGGTATTTGCAGAGATTTTGATATTTATGTACCTTTGAGGAAAAAAGGTCAAGAAAAAGATATGATTAGAGATTTACAAGAAATTCAAAGAAAATCTGGTAATTCTAAATGTATGGTATTCACTCAGTATTCTAATGAAAATGAAATTGAAAATAAGAATAGTGTAGAACAGTTTTATAAAACTCATGAAAAAAACATAAAAAAACTTGGATTATGGATGGAACAAATCACTGCTAAAACTTCCTTAAAAAAACGAAAAGATATTTTAAAAGAATTTGACCAAAATCCTAATGACAAGTTATCTCTACTCGTTAGTTGTAAAACCATTGGTGAAGGAGTTGATACAAAGAACGCTAATATGGTTTTATTTGCTGATTCTACTAAAAG